TCGTTCTGCTTCCGGCTCCTCCCGCTCGAGCAGAACGAGTTCAAATAGCTTATGCCCCGCCGGGAACCATACCCGCCTCACCTTCCCGCCCAGGAGGGCATTCAGGCAGGTCAGGCACAGGAAGAAGGGGTCCTCCGGGTCTACGACCTCCGCGCCCCCGCATAGGTCGCACTTGGCAATCCAGCGCCCGTGATTGATCTCGGCATTCAGCCCGCGAACGTCTTCGTCTATCTCCCCCAGGCGTCCGCCGGCCCTCGCAAGAATGGTCCTGTGGAAATCCCGAGAGGTGGCCAGGCGCCCAGCGTAGGCTTGCGCCTTGTCCTTGGCCGTGGCGATGTGGTCATCTGGAACGTAGGAAAACTCGCGCTGTCTCATCAATATACCAGGAAGGTTGACTCGTCCAGCTCCGAATAGTCCACCACGCCAAGCTGCCAGAATTGCACGTCGTAAGCCCGGATAACATTCGCCGTCACATGGACAGAGCTGTCGCCCGTCATTGTGACAGAAACTCCATTGACCCAATAGTCTTCCGCAATGCCCCCGTGGGAATCCGTAATGCGGATGCGGTCGCCCGGCTCCATCTGTAGTGCCATGCGCTGTAGATAGGCGTTGCGATCTCCGTCGAACTCAATCGTGTCTATTTGGGGCAGAGCTTCCGGCAGGATGGTCGAGAGAAAGTCGCCCAGGTCCCTCCCCACCAGCGGGTCGTCCTGATAGGCCATATCGAACGAGAGGCGGTGTTCCCCGATGGCCAGCGCGCTTCCCTCGTCTCGCTTGATGTAGACGTTGGGCTGATATAGCCGCAGCCGCTTGCCGCGGATGTTGAACTGGGTGACATAGGCGGTGCTCGCCGTAGGGTTCTCGAAGATGGCCGTGAAGCCCCCTCCCCCGTTGAACACCGTAACCCCTACCGCGGTGTTCTGCGTCATCGCCTGATAGAGCGAGACGACATTGGCCGCCGTGATGGCCGTGCTCCCAATGACCAGGTGCGCTATTTGCATGCTTCCGGAGCCGGCGGCCCGATAGGGGCCGGTGATATACCCGCTTATGAAGGTGTCGGAGGCCGGCGCCGTCATGGACGGGATGGCGTCGGAGCCAGCCGCATACATGGCATCGCAGTCCAGGTAGAACTTGATGTTGTCCGAGGTCGCCGCGGCGTCCCAGGTGACGACGTACTGATGCCATCCCAAGAGTCCGTCAGATGTGAGCGGGATGTCGGAGGAGTATTTGTCGGCGTATCCCGCCACGGGGCTATTGAGGCGCAGCCGGAGCCGGGCGCCCGTTACCGAGTCGTATTCCATGCCGTAGAGTACCCGGTCCATCACGAGATTGTCGTACCGCTTGTGATGGGCCAGGAGGGTCACGGGGAGGTCCGACGTAAGCAGGCTGTCGCTGTCGAAGTACAGCCACATGGCGATGGTGCCGACTTCCATGTCGGAGTCTACGCCGTCCCAAATGCTATCGTCGGAGGTCGCCGTGTAGCCCATCAGTAGGTGGCCGTCTTGGCATTGTGGACCAGGAGGCCCGCAACACGATACTGGTGCATCGGATGGTTGACTTCCAGGTTGTAGACCTGGCGTTCGCCCGGGAACGGCAGTACGGATACGACGCGCTGCCCCCTTTCGAGTGTCTTGCCGGCCAGGCTGGAGGCCTCGCACCACCCATCCGGAACAGCGAAGCGGTGATTGGGCGAGCAGACAACAGTCGCGGCGTCGGTCACGACCTCAACAAGGTCGGCTCGCGTGGCAATCAGAACGGACAGGATGGTGGCCGGCTCCTCGTCAGTTATCCACACGAGGTCGCCCCGGTCGAGCGTTTCAATCGGACATGGGCCGAACGGCGTGTCAACGGGGGTTCCCGCCAAGAAGCAGCCCGATGTGCTCAGCGAGGCCTTCTGATATGTGACCGGCTTCCCCGTGTTCCCCCCGGTGGCCCCCGTGATGGAGGTGTCCCCCTCGCCGCCGCTACCGCCCGAGGCATTCGACGCCCCCGTGATGTCCGCCTCATTCTGGAAGATGTTGCTGGGGCTGTCGTTCAGCACATAGTAGGCCCGCAGGTTCGCCCCCAGGATGGAGAGAATGTTCTGCCGGAAATCGTTGGAGAGGTCGGTCCCGGAGCCGGTCGGCGTGGTGTTGATGAGGAAGTCCGTGTTGCGTACAGGAGCAACGATGCTGGCGGCCCCTACAACCCGGAAGGCATTGTCCGAGTCGAGATACTTCCCGGCGTAGATGAAGCTCCCTCCGGAGGGGACCTCAAGCACCACGGCGGCCGGAAGCGAACTCACTACAACGTTGTCCGTATCCACGTTGGCCGGGTGGGTTGTGACCTCGATGGTATTCCGCAGGCTGTCGAGGTCCTGCGCCACGGCAATATTGCGGATGGCGTCTGAGGTCCCATCGTCCGCGATGGTAAAGGCGGCGGTTGTGTTCGTGACGCGGCTATGGCGGCTTTCGTTCACCAGGGCCATGCCGGGAACTTCCTCGCTATTGACCGTGCCCCGCATGTAGGCGTAGCCGAACTCCGTAGCCGCCAGCTTACTGATTTCGCCCAGGACGGCGTTGACCCCCCGGATGTCGTGAGTCGTGAAGGGGAGAATGTCGGCGCCCGTCGTCAGGATGAGGCCCGCCGGCTGGGAAGAAGCGTACCCCACAAGCTGAAGGATGGCTTCGTCCATCGTTACATCAACCTGGGTCGGCATCGCCCCGACGCTGAACTTGGCGGCGTCATCGAACCAGTCAAGCACCGTAATCGCAACGGCATTTGTGCCGAACTTCCCGGGGGCGGGGCGAATGTCCTTGATGCGCCCCGAGAGTTTGAAGTACAAGGGCGTGGCGTGCCAGTCCGCCACCGTGGTTCCGGAAGTCTCCGTGAGCGGCCAGTAGGCTATCTGGTGAGAGTAGTCGATAGACGCCAGCCAGTCGGGGTACCAGTTCAGATGATGATTGATAGGAAACAGATTGCGCGGCTCGACCTCGCTCTTCCACAGGGCGCAGCCCGTGAAGGCCGCCTTGAGGGAGTTGGAAGCGCCGTCCGAGGTGGTGGCCCCGAGAAGAAACAGGGTCGGGGCGCCAGCCCAGGTCCCGGTCGTCGCAACCACGCTGCGCTCCGCCGCCTGGTCGGTCGAGGTTACGTTCATGTAGAATCGGGTCTGGTCCGAAGACCACGATAGCCCCATCGCGACCTGCGATGGTGCATCTGAGGTCCCCGCAATTCCGGCAGGCCCGGACCAGCTATGCGTCACCCCGCCGGCACGATACTCAATCGTCGGAACTCCGTCGGAGGTATGATAGAGGTCGATCCAGTTGCTCGCATCGACATAGAGGTAGGCGATCTCCCGCCTTGCCGCCACCGTGGTCCAGTTGTCCACGGCCGCCAGGCCGACATATAGGGAGCCCGTCGCTCCGTCAAAATCGGAAGCCAGGTCGAGCGAGAACAGGTCGATGGCCGATGTCGCCCCCGGCATCATGGGGACGTAACGGGTTCCGAACTGGCTGGCGGTCCGAATGCGCTCGAAGGACACCGCCCCGATGTAGGCCCCGTCCCGTGTGCTGCTAACCCGGGACTCGTATTCCATTAGTCGAACACGGTTACCGATCTGGAACCAGTAGTCTCCGGCGGCCACGCCCGAGGCGTCCCGCACCGGATAGTTGAATAGGTCGAATGCCGCCCCATCAGAATCCAGGAAGCGGTTGTTAGGCGTGTACGGTCCTCCGCCCACCACGGACCCGCTTGCCGCCTTTCGGGTGTTGTACCAGGCCCCATATTGTCCCAGGTTGATGTCGTTATCCAGGGCACATACGAGCTGCCCCGTGGTCCCGGTCCTCTCGGCAATGTCGTTGGTTCGCACGCCGTATTCGTATTTGATGCCGGGATACGCCAAAACGTCGGCTGTCAGATCTCTCCATGAGCCGTCGGCAGGATGTTGAACCGACAACTGGAACGCGACGCCCGATGCCGGAGACGTGGCTGGCTCAATAACGGACAGGATGGCGAACCAGCTTGGCACTCTAGGTGCCTCGCTGGCCCGCGCCGTCGGGCTCGTGGTCGGGATGCCGTCGTTCCCTTGACTGCTCCGGTCTGGCACCACATTGGCTCCGGCCAGCACCGCTCCGTCGGGGTGGGCAACCCCCTGGAAGTCATCGTAGGAGTGCCATAGGACCTCGCCTCCGAGTGCCTGCCGCCCCCCCGCGGCGAGGTAGGCCACCTCCTCGGCCTCCAGGACCCTGCTGAAGATCCGGGCATCCTCCACCTGCCCGATGTAGAACAAGTCGGGGGACGCGGAGATACTGCACCCCGTCCTGCATCGCGCCGCCGAAAACGCCCCGTTGCCTCCCGCCGTCTTCGAGTTCACCTGTGCCCCGTCGAGGTACAGGACCATTCCGTTCGTCGCGGCATCGAATGTCCCGACCATGTGGTGCCACGCGCCCGCGAGGGATCCGCTGGCGTAGTTCAAGTCGTCGGCCCACAGGCCGAAGCTGATGGTGGTCCCGTTGACGATGTAGAGGATGGGGGATGCCCGGGTGGTCGAGCCGTCCCCGTAGCCGAAGATGACACTGAAGCCCATGGTGCCGATCTTTACCCAAGCAGACAGAGAGACGTCGGCGTCCCCCGTCGGGAGGCCCGTGGTGCCATTCGCTACATAGGCGGACGAGGCAAAGTCAATAGCCATCAGACATCGTTATACTGAAGCTCGCAATTGAACACTTCGAGGTCCCCCGTCACGGTGTCTGCCGAGGTGTCGCGGTTCAAGGAAAGAACCACGTGGTCCCCGGCCGCCACCGAGTCCACGCTGGTCAGGGCGATGGAGATGACGTCGATGTAGCCCGCCGTTCCTGGCACTGTGGCGGATCCGGCGTTTACGGCGGCGAAGGCATCGGAGTCCATGTCCTCCGCGTCGCCGTCCGTGATGGCCGAAAGCCGGGACTCGAACGCTGCCGTCCCCGAGGTGGCCGAGGTGCACTTGTAGTAGACCTTGAGCACGGGGGAGGAGACGTAGTTCCCTGGCATGACAAACGAGGTAATGATGAACTCGTCTGACGTCGCGTCAAACAGCCACTCCAGCCAGCGCGGGCTGGGCACCGCGGTCGAGGACTGCTTGACCTGAAGCTGGGCGGAGTCGAAGTTTGCGGCATCGTTCGTCGGATACCATGCCGCCGGCGGGAGGGGAAGGGTTCTGGTAGTCATCTTGTTCCACCTGTGTAGGTCACGATAGCATCCCTCGTCGTCTGGGGTAGGGTCTTGAGCAGGTCGATAAGCTCCTGCATCCGCCCGTCCACGCGCTCGAGGGTCTGGAGTTGCAGCCTATCTACATCGGCACTCCCCAGCGGATTCTTTGCCGCCGTGGTGCTTGGCAGCCGCGCCCCGGCGCCCGTGCCGGCTCCGCCACCGCCCCCCGGGGCAGCAGCACCACCGCCACCGCCGGCAGCTTCAGTCTTGACCATCCCCTGAAGGCTCGTGTTTCCGAAGTCGATCTTGGGGGCCGCGATCAGGCCGATGTTGCTCCAGGAAACCGGAGCGATGGAGATCTTCTTCCTGGTCAGCAGGTTGTAGACGTTGAGGAAGGGCTGTAGCGCCCGGATGGCCAGGTTGACCACGTTGACTACGCCGCGGGCCGCAGCGTTGATAAGCGTAATGATGATGTTGATCATCCCCACCACGATGCCGACGATGGTCTGGGCGTTAGCCTTGAACCACTGGGCGATAAGCTCCAGGTAGGGACCGAAGGCTTGCAGCAGGGCATTGCCAACTGTGCGCCGTATTGCCAGCACGGTGTTCTGCATTTGCAGGATGGCGTTGTTGGCGCGCACAGCCGCCGGGCTTGCGTTCTCATCCAGCGCCACCCGGATAGAGTCCCCCAGGAATGAGGCGAGGGCCGATATGGCGGCCATGGTCGCCAGCATCGTGGCGAAGACCGCGACAATCGCAAGGATAATCAACAGAAGCGGGCCGAGCGCAATCTCTAGCGCGCCCACGGAAACCGTCGTCCCGTCAATGGCAATGGACGCCCCGCTCGCGCTGCCGGCCATCTGCACGAACGCCGCTGGCCCCATGAGGCCAAGTTGCCGCAATCCGAAGCTAACCGGGAGCATGGCGCGAGACAATCGCACCGCGGAGGCCTCGGTCGCGTTGACCGCCGGAGTGACGTTGTTTCTCAGCGTGTCGCCCCAGGCGCCGGCGTCCGTACCGACCTCCTTCAGCCGGGAGCTGGTATCGGACAGCTCTGATTTGATCTTGCGCAGCGTGTCGGTCGCCTTGTCTTCGGCCCGTATTACGATCCTGACTTCTTCAGCCACGCTTACTCTCCAGATTCATTTTCCCGCCTTCTCCAGGGCACGGGCCTCTTGCTGTCGTATCTCGAGCCATACATGGAACTGCTCGTCTGTCAGACGCTCTTCAACCTCATCCGGCAAGCACCCGAAATCCCGCGCGGCCAGAATTGCCAGGGCCTCATAGGGTGCTATTTGTGTATTGCCCCTCATCCAATTTCTCGTGGCCCTCAATCTTTTGGGGAGGTTGCCGACTCCGTGATTTGCTTCAGGACCTGCTCGAATTGCCCCTGCGGCATGTCCCAAATCAACTCGGCAGCCGCCGTTCGGTCTTCCGGCTCCTTTACGAATTGCAGCAGGAACTCCACCAGCTTCTCGATGGTCTCCGCCGTGGCGCCGCTGGCAAGTTCGCTCTGCAAAACGACGGCCGCACGCTGGCGCTTCAGGAACCCAGGCGTCTCGGCCGTCGGAAACACGAACACGATTTCGGTCATCTATCCCTCCGCAAGATTATGTTAGGAGAAGCGGCACGCCCACAACCCGGAGGGTGGTTAGGTCCTGCCGCGAGTGTCCTCCGTGAAGCCATGCCTCGACCGCCTTGGCTCGCTTGGATTGGTTGCAAGAACGGCAGGCGGGGGCCAGATTGTCCTCGGCGTTGGTCCCTCCGAGCGCCACCGGGACAATGTGGTCAAGCTCCTCGTATGGCCCCCCACAATATGCACATTCCCTGCCGTACCGCTCTATTGCAGCTCGAACATTCGCCGCCCTCATCCACCCCATTGCCCGACGGTTGGCATCTTGTATCTTCCACGTCCTCCGTCGAGACTCCGGGGAGCGCGGATAGGCGGGGGCAGCCAATCTCTTGGCGCGATAGGTAGCATCGCTGGCATATCTCTTTTTCCATGCCGCGTTCCGCTTCGCCTTTACATGCGGCAAAGCCTTGTAGGCATGCCGATAACAGGGTCCGCATAGCCCCAGGGCCCTGTGCCTACGCTCCGGGTGACAAGTCGACTGTCGAATCGGTCTCGCCATGTCCTATGCCAATGCCGACAGGTCAGCGACGGTCGAGGCCGCCTTCATCCAGGTTCCCATGACCGCGTTGTAAATGGCGGTCAGCGTAAGCTCCATCGTGACCACGCCGTCCCGGTCTGTGAATGCCTCGGGCTTCTCCAGCGCAACGCCAGAGAAGTCGATTTGGAAGATGGAGGTATTCGTGAACTTCAGCCGCACGACGCGCTCGGCGGCCGTCTGAGTAACGGCCGGATCAAGCAGCGCCTGGAAGATCGTGTACATGGCGCTGGTCATCTCGAGCGTCAGTTTTAGCGTTGCCTCGAACTTGCCATGCCGGTAGCCGTCCGGCGTGCTCGAGCCAAGGTGGGTCTGGAGCGCCCGCCCCGTGTTCACGTCCAGCTCGAAGGCGAAGGCGGTCGTAGTGATGGCGGTCGTCCCGACGGCATCCGAGGACACATCGATCCACAGCGCCCCGTGGGATCCGAGAACGATGTTCACGGTGCGGTCGGAGAGGGCCGCCAGGGTGCCATCCGAGGTCGCCACCGACTTGCCCACGAAGTCGGCAGTCAACATAAGCTGCCCGCCGCTCTCGCCCTTGAGGTTGAACTTCGTCAGGGTGGCGCCGGGCATCCCCACGATGTAGTTGTCGGTTGAGGTGCTGCCGTACTTGATGGTAAATATCTTGGGCTGCGGGTCAGTCGAGGCCCAGTCCGCCGAGGCGGTATAGGTCCGCACTCCGTCCGAGGTCGGCGCGCCGACAACCGCCGCGCCAAGAAGGGCATCCAGGAAGTAGGGGGCATCCTCGTAGGTCAGGTGAACCCCCAGGGACGCCTCCCCGTGCGCGCCCTTGACGACGGCCACATAGCCGGGGTGAACGGTACCCCGGAGTTCCTCTTTCATTTCGGCCTCGTGGACGGACTTCAGGCTGGCGGACTCAACGCCCATCAGCTTCGCCGTCCCGGGCATCACCGTTCCCCAGTCGGAGTCGTTCGTGCCGAGCTGGACTTGCAGAAGGTCTTTGATCAGCGCCATGTTTCTCTCCTAGCCAGCGCTTTGGAATTCTTCCACTTCCACAAGCGCCCGCACTCCGAAGTATTGAACGCCGCCCCAGTCGTAGACGCCGGGTTTGAAGCTAGCTCCCACGACGTGACTTTGGGTAGATGGCGCCCGGGTGTCTCGTAGCTTCGTGATGTATGAGTCGCAATACTGAATCAGATGGGCCGAGATTCCCTTGATGTGGTCCCCCTCGGCAACCGCCTTGGCCAGCAATAGATCCTCGATGACCCAGGTGACGTGTGATAGCTTGCCCATGGCGATGAAGGCAAAGTCCCGACCCTCGTTCTCGCCCGTCATGGTCAGGATGCGGATAGGAACAGACGCCGAGGGGAGGGTGTTCTTGATAACGCCCGCCGTGGCCCCGTTCCAGACCTTGATGCTAACGTCGCTGGACCACTCGGGGACCATGGCCGCCAGCGCGCCGTAGATCGTGCTGACTTGTGTCACGCCGCCCCCATGCGGAGGTAGCGATACGGCTCCAGCATCGAGAGCACATCCGCCGGCAACTTGGCTGGCATGATGGTCAGCCCCGACGCCATGACAACGGGCTGATCGCTAACGGAATCACTGGAGCGCTGCTTGTAGAACCACTGTGCCAGCCGTAGGCACGCTTGCTTGATCGGGTCCGGCGTGAGGGCCTGGTAGGTCCAGGTCCCGGTGACGCTAATGGATTGCTCTGGGTCGCTATCGTAGGTCCACGGGGTTGACGAGGACGCCTTAGCCTTGAGGGCGTAGTAGGGCGGCCCGTCAGACGGCAACGTTACCACGGTGGTATTCGCCACGGAGGTCCCGTCCCCGTTCGTGATCGTCAGGTCTGAGGCCGGCGAGGCGAGGTCGCGGTCGAGCCAAAGAGTGAGGCCCATAACGTCCGTGGACGCATCGAACAGTCTTGCCGATGCCGTGAGATCGGACGCGTTATCGAAGTTACGCCCGCAATAGGAGTTGATAACACCCGATGCTCGGGTGATCAAATCCCCCAACAGCGCGTTGTCAACCGTGCTATCGCTATCGAAGTCGATCCAATCCACCAGGTCCGATGTAACCGCATACGCGCTCATTCACCCTCCGTCTCGGGGGGCCGGCGACCGGCCCCCCGAGGGGGTTACGCTAGAAGCGGGCCACTGCCACCGCGCTCGCGGGCAGTCCGCCATTCCTCCGCGACAGGATGATCCACGCCTCCGTTGGGGCGACGTTGGTCCCGTTGAGGATAACCTGGGATCGCACGACCCCGCGTGTCATGCCGTTGGCCCACAGATCGACGTGGACAACGGTTGCCCCCTCTACCCCGTTGTTGAGGGAGTCCGAGGTGGCCCAGGCAAGGGACGCGGATACCGCGTCCGTCGTGAAGTTGGCGAAGTCCGTGTCCGCGTTATCCGAGGCGATGTCGCTCAACGTTGCGTATTGCAGGCGCGCCACCATCGTCCCGTCCGAGGTCCCCGAGGGAGCCCCGGCAGAGGCCAGGAGAGTGGCATAGCGCCATCCATTCATTGTGACCCCGGTGCCGACGTTGGCGGTTCCGTCCGAAGTAGCATCGGACGAGCCAGCCGAGGGCACCTGGTCGCAGTGAATGTACGTCTCATTGATCAGGTCTTTTACGCCCATCTTATCCTCCTGGCGCGGGCCGGGGGTTAGCCCCCCGGCCCTATTGCCAGTGCTAGATTGTTACGTATTGACGACGCCCTTGAACAGAACGAACGCTTCGCCTTGCAGAGGCGCCCCGCCTTGGCGGAACTTGGCGAAAATGCCGGTCTGGTCTGAGAGCTGGTACAGGTACGGGTTCCGGGAGACCTCTAGCCCACTGCGCTCGACGAGAGCATAGTAGGACATATCCCCGAACGCGGCCAGGTAGGTCGTTACGTCATCGCTGTCCGCGACATCGCTTGCCACCTCGATGTTCCGCTGGTTGTACAGCGGGCGATCGAGCAGGCCGGTGAGCTTATAGCCCTCGCCCATGGCGGGCATCCCCATGGTGGGGAACTGCGGGAAGGTGGCGGCCACCAGGCCCCGAAGCTCGCCTTCGCTCTGGTTGTGCATGAACCAGGAGGCATTCTCCCGATACTCCGCGTTCAGCTTATAGGCGCCGGCGACGAAGTTGGCGTAAGTCAGCGCGCCCGTTAGACCGTCGGAGGTCAGGGAGTGCTCAGTCGGAGCATATGCGGCATCCGTGGTGAAGATGCCGAGATGCTGTGACGAGCCCGTGCCGCGCATGGCGTAGCGGTTCTCGGTCATCGCCATCTTCTGAGCAAGATCAATGGCGATGAACTGCTCCAGGTTCGCGGCCTGGTCGGCCAGGAGTTCGTTGGAGACCAGGATGAGCTTAGTCCATTTGAACACCTGGACCGTGATCGGATCGAGGACGGGCTCGTTCTGGTTGTAGTTCGCCTCTTCGGCGGTCGCCACGAACGTTGTCGTCGCCGTGCCCTCGGTCGGGATTTGGATGCTATCGCGCGAGGTCTGAATGACCCGGGCGCCAGCCTTGCGGACGATGGACAGCTCGTTCCGCTTCGCTACGATCTGGTCGTAGAAGTCAACGGGAACGAGGAAGCCGCCTTCCGATGAGTTGTCTTCCTGCATGGCGGCCTTGAGCTGTCCCTTGGCGGCGACGGCGTCACCCGTGCGCAGCCAGTACAGGAAAGCGTCGGTCGCTTCGTTCTTCGAGTCCTTGCCGGCAATATTCAGGGTGGCAAAGCCGCCCTTCCATGCCGGAGCCTTGGACTTCAGCTCGCCCTCAACCTTGGCGCGCTCGTCGGCGCGGATCTTGGCCTCGGCTTCCGCCTGTGCCTTCTCGGCGTCCTTCTCGGCCTTCAGGGCCTCGAGGACGGCCTTCACGGTATCATCCATTGCGATCTCCTTCGTCGCTTTCGCCGGGGGCACCGGCGGCTTCTCCGCCTCTTCGGGCGGAGCCTCTTCTGGTTTCGGCGCGGCCATCAGGGCCGCCACCTCAGCGTCCGCCTCTTCTTGCGTCAGATGAGCGCCTACCGGATTCCCGGATGGGGCGCCGGACTCGTCGGCAAGATAGACGACGAACATGCCTTCCTGGTCCACGACCACAAAGTTCAGGCCGCTGGACGGGGGCGGAGGCTGAGGGGCTTCCTCTGGGGCCGCCACTGGTGCATCGGCCTTTCGCATGCCTCTCTCCGTTTCTGTATCGACGCTGTGCCGTTTCTCCGCGCCCGCCCCTGCCTCGTCGGCCTCGACGAACGCCTTTGGATACTCCAGCTCGGCATCGGAATACACACTCTTTAGGGCTAGGGCAAGGGCCTTATCGTTGGCCGGCCGCCTCTTCGCCCCGACATCAAGTAGCGATAGTTCACCAATTGCCCAGGTCAGGATTTCTCCGTCGCCGGCCTTGCGGAACAGGTGCGCAATCGCCCCCGTAGAGGCCCGCACGCGTCCCTTCTGGGCCCTATCCCACAACCGCTTGCCCAGCTCCTTGGTGTAGTCAACCGTGGCCTCGAACCACAGGCCGCTACTGTTGACATTCTTGACCGTCGCCAACCCCAGGCGCTCCGGCTTCTGCATCGCCTTCCCGTCGGGATCGACGCCGTGCATGTAGATGACGGGCCGCCGGTCCCCGGGATCCACCATGAAGTCGGTGTTCCTGGAGAAGTATTCCCCGTCCTTGTCCTTGTCAGACGGAGACCCGAACGGGGCCCCCAGGACCAGGAGCTTGTGCTGATCCCCGTCCTTGATGGCCTTGACGACGCTGGGCGCGGAGGTAAGAACACGCACCTCGCCCCCGTCCTTGAACCCACTCTGTTCTGGCATCTCTACCCCCTATAGGAAGTGCGGAAAACTACGATTTACTTGATGATCATGTGCAGCTTGCGCCGCAGGCCGTCCACGAGCCGCGGCATGAGTTCCGCCACGGTCGGCCCGAGCTTCTTCCAGCCCCGGCGAGCATGGAACCCCGGCTGGCCGTCTCCGTGGACGTAGAAGGCGTAAGACGCGGCGTTCGACAGGGTCAGCTCCCGGTCCCCGACCTCTGTGCGCCACTGGAGGTTCAGTTTCTCCGAGGTATTCCTTCCCCCGCTTCCTCCGTACCACCGCGGGCCGGCACCGCGCTGGTACCATCCACCGGGACGCGGCATGTTGGCCTCGGAAATGGGCGGGTAGACCTGCAAGCCCTGAGTCGAGAGAATGCCGCGGCCGAAGTCTGTCAGGATGGGCTTGATAAGCCGGGCGGTAGTCTCCAGCTTCTCAAGCATATCCAGAACCTCTTTGAGACCCTCGACCTCGTATATCACCAGGGCATCTCGTCTCGAAAGCGAACGAACTCTGTCCGGAGCAGATTCAGTAGCGCTACGATGTCGGCGATGTCGTCCGAAATCTTGCGGTTGGGGCCAGGCGACGCGGGCTGGCCGCCGCCATAAGAGCTGACGACCTCGTTCTGTTCCCAGGCGTCCGCCCGGGTCACCAGCGTAGTCACGATATAGTCCACCTTCTGTTCGAGAGCCTCTATTCTTTCGAGGATACTAGGCGGCATTGGCCCTCCTTGCCCACGCTCGAATGTCTCGCGAGCTCTCGATCTCTACCAGCTCCAGCCCGGCCTCAAGCAGCGCCATACGCAGGGACCTCTCGTTGAATATGAAGGGGTGAACGATGTCGTACTCGTCCGCGGGGACCTCGACATACAGATACCCCGCCAGGCGCTCCCGTATCATTCTGAGGGTGCCAACAGGGTCGGGCATGTGTTCTAGCGTGTGGACGATGGTGACAAGATCGAACGGCCCGTCCGGCCACTCCGAAGAGGACGCGATGCCGCGCTCGCCGGCGTAGGAAAGATAATCCAGGTCCACCTCGACGCCCACTCCATCGCAGCCCCAAACCTCCTTCGCCCTGCGCAACAACGTTCCAGCCCCGCTGCCAATGTCCAGGTGTCTCTCGACGCTCCCGAGCCTTGGGGCGATAAAGGCCAGCGCAAGCTTGGCGTGGCGCTCCTGACCCGCCAACACGCTATCGCGGACTCCGCCCCTCCCCATGTGGACCACTCGGCGATACTCTCCCCCCGCGTAATCGAGTACCCGCATCGGGTTCTGCACCGCAACGGTGCAATCCGGGCAAGTCGCGTAGGGAACTTCCTGTTTCCGATATGAGCCAGGGATCATCCGCGAGGCCCCCAGCTGGCCGCCGCATATCGGACAGGCTACAAGAACATGGAGGGATGGGTTATCCAACAGCGACAATTCGGGTGTAGCGGTGGACGTTGTGGCGTTGGCCAATCTGCACTCTCCAATCCGTCTCTCTCTGCGCAATCCTCGTCTACTAGGCTGTCCATGTGGGCGTTCCACACATCCTTGACTTCCAAGCCAAGCTCGCGCAATTCCTCGGAGGCGAGCTGGTCCCCCAGGTCATACGCCCTCGTCGCCTCGGTGACGGCAATCCTGAGGGCCCGGTCCACGCCGAAGAACTCCGATACGCTATCCGTCAACTCCTGCAATGTAACCCCGCCGGAGAAGAAGTCAGCCAGGGCGCCCTCCAGCCCAGCCCGGCTCGTATCGGTCAGATCCCGTATCAGCTCTACGCCGCGCACCAACAGCCAGTCCCGAATGGCGTCGAGGATGGGAATAGCCTTGGCCGGGATAACGGCATCATGGCCGGCGATGGCCAGCTCCTCTAGCGTGGGTATCAGGGCCTCTTCCAGTAGCTGCCCTTGCTCTCGCCACCACTCATCAGATGGCGAAGTGCTCGTCTCTAAGAGTTCCTTCAGCGAGCGGAACTGGTCGGCCAGAGCAGCCGACAGCTTGCGCACAAGGCGGGCCTCCAGCTCCTCACGCGTCATGTCATCCCCATAATGTCGAGCACTACCGCCTCTTCGTCACTTCTCCGACGACGGGTGCGCTTTCTGAACCTCTGCCGGAATGGATGATAACCACCACCCGGTTCGGGTCCCGCCGGGGGCTCTCCCCCGCCGACCGTGAGCGTCGGCGTCTCGGCCAGAAGTGCGTGTACCGCATCCGCCACTACAAGCGCGTTGTGCTGCGTCAGGGCGGGAGATTCCGAGGCCAAAGCCAGAAGTGCATCAGCCAGAATCAGGATGTTGTGTTGCGTTAGCGCAGGACTGTCCGCCGCCATGGCCAACATCGCATCCGCGACTGCCAGGATGTTGTGCTGGGTTAGCGTTGGACTCTCTGCCGACAGGGCCAGCAGTGCATCGGCGATCGCCAGGACGTTATGCTGTGTCAGCGCTGGGCTCTCAGCGTTTAGTCCAAGCAGAGCATCCTGAACGACCAGGGTAATCCCCGGTTCGTATGCGGTGAGCGTAGGCGTCTCGGCCGCAAGCGCAACCAGGGCATCGGCAACCGCAAGGATATTGTGCTGCGTCAGGCTCGGACTCTCGGCAGCTAGCGCCAGAAGCGCATCGGCTACGGCCAAGATGTTGTGCTGGGTAAGCGCGGGGCTTTCCGCCGCCAGGGCATGCGCTGCATCGGCGACGACCAGGACGTTGTGTTGCGTAAGCGCCGGAGTCTCCGCGGCCAGCGCAAGAGAGGCGTCCTGTACGATTAGGTCAACGGTAAGCGTCGGACTTTCGGCCGCCACGGCGATTGAGGCGTCCGCCAACGCCAGAACATTATGCTGAGTAAGCGATGGGGTCTCGGCGGCCAAGGCGAGCAGCGCGTCGGCAACCGCGAGAGCATTGTGCTGGGTTAGGGCTGGACTCTCGGCCGACAGGGCAAGTGCCGCGTCTTGGGCGACGAGCGCGATCCCCGAGCTGTATTCGATGTGGAGCTTGGCGGCGGTGGTTGTCGAGTTTTCGTATGTCAGAACACCCAAATCTCGGTTCGAATTTGACGTATGTTGTTCAAAGATCAA